TTACATCCCAGCAATCGATGAAGTAGCATCAAATTTTTTGACGACTCGTTACCAAGGCAAACTATCTACTGGTATCTTGAAGGTTACAGTGGCGGTTGGAAATCGCGGTTACACGATGCCGTCTGGTACGGCTTTCATACAGCCTGCTCTGAACCTGCAGTATGTGACGGCCCAGGCCTATACTGTGGTGACCGGTGTACCTGGCAGTAACTCGGAACTTCCTTTACTGTTCGACGGTACCACTTATTACTTTTTGATTCCCATAGTGGCTGCGGCTGTAGGGTCTCAGTATCAGGTTTCAAGTGGGTCGTCATTCTCATTGGTTTCATCATCGAATATCACAAATGTTGTTCAGATACAGGCTTATGGGGCCTTTACAACAGGGTTGCCTCAGGATACTGATAAACAATTGATTGCGAAGATGAAGACTAATATTACCAATCTGTCACTGACTTCGCCCAGGGCTATGGCTGCAGTGTTGGCGCAAGACTTTCCGGCATTCCAGACGTTGTCAGCTGTGGGTGCGAATGACGCTGAGATGGTTCGTTCCAGGCGCAATTTTGTAGGTACATCCACTTTTGGAAAAGCTGATGTTTATGTAAGGACTGCTGTAGCAGTAGAGCAGCTCGTGGTGCAGAAAACGGCTATCAAGATTTTTACAGGTATTTGGCAATTGAATATGGCAGCTATTGACGCTCCTGGGTTTTACCAGATCGCCTCACTGCTCCCGACTCCGGTGAACAACATCACTACAGCCGGTACGTTGGTGATCAATTCTGTGGAGTACGGATACGATCAGAACCAATTTAACGCCAACAACACGGTTGATAATGCTGCTGACGCCAGGTTCTCTTCTTACCAGACAGCGGTTGTAACGTTCCAGTACACCGAACCTGCAGTGGTATCGATAGGTTCGACTGTAAGCATGGACGTGACGTTGACGTATCAACCAAACATTAGGGATATCCAGCAGATGTTTCAGGATGGTGAAGACCGTATTCTCTGTGGTGACTACCTAGTACGTGCAGCATTGCCATGTTTTGTCTCGTTGAATCTCGCACTATTTAAACAGAACGTCACCGACACGGCTGAGTCGATTGGTATCGCTGCAATGAAGCAGGATATTTTTAACTACATTAATACGATACCGTTTGGTGAAAGTCTTTACGCATCCAAGATTGTTGAAATATGCCATAATTATCCGATCAAACGAGTCGATCTACCAATCACTATGACCGGCTTGATCTACACGTTATCTGGCTCAACGATCTCTATTTCGAGTGGCGACGTCCTGACAATTCCTTCGAGCCTACCGGATGGTGTCACTTCGAATACTACTCTCTATTTTATTGATTATCTAGGGCAAGACCTATCTGGTAACTCGGTTGACAATATAGGGATATCACTAATCTAATGGCTAACGATTATCCAATCTACCAGTATCCTACCGGTGGAGCTACGGACCCTAATGTTCTGCAGGCTTCGTTGGGTAGTTTTTGGAATATGGTCTTCAACGAGAAGGCTACTGTTACAGGGTATTGTCTCGGGTTGGCTGAGGAGCTTACCCAGACTTACTGTCAGCTTGTCGATACGGTCAATAGCTTTGGAGTCAATAACATCCCGATTCTGGATAAGGAACGTTGGTATCCATTGGTGGTGAAGCTGTCTGACCTGAATGCGAGTCCACTCACTTTCCAGCCTTCCGGTACCGTATTCGGTGCACAACCTACAACCGATCCATTCTACGCTTCTGCAGTGTTCCAGTTCGGAGGGACGAAGTCACCTACCCAAAATGTCTGGACAGTAGATGTACCAGCAACTTTCGCTGAGTTCTCAGTGATCGCAAACCGCGTCATAGCTCCATCGGTGGTGTACGTCAATAATGTTGATGTTACACTCCAAGAATCGGTGCTGTATTTTAACACTAACCCGTTCGGCAACCCGACCACCCCCACCTACCCGATCATTAATCCTGAAGGGATACCCGCAACTTTTCAAGACTCCAGCGGCAATACCGTACAAGACAGATTCATGATTTTGTGGTGTTACCATCTCCAGGAAGACAACCAAAATGTTACCAATAATTTTGGCTACCTTTACAATCTGACGCTACCATCCACTCAACAGTCTGCCCAGATCATGCAATCATTGATGGGGTTGAGTGTAGGGGGAGCGACTCCTTCCCGGTTGAAATCTTTGGTGGCAGCGTTTGCAGGAATACCGGTAGTTATCGAGCCATCCGAGACGATCCAGAACATCTACCAGGACAAGTTTTCCAAACTCGTGGTCACCGACTCACACGTGTACCGATTTGATCTGGCTCTTAATTTTTTGCCCACCACAGTAGTGGGGGCAGTTGTCCAGACTGGAGATGTCCTAGTCGATGCTATTCAATATTACGACAGCTCAGTGTTGCCTCGTTGGTGGGAGAAGGTGTTTTCCGGTTGGCCCGTAGTACCGTTCTCTTCCAATATCTTCCTCGGCTCGTATCAATTCCAGCTAACCTTTAGCAACACCCTGGAGTTGGTGACTTTATCTGCTGACGGAGTCCTGGCTTTCCCGGTCGAGGGTTCTTCAAAGGACGTAGCGACTTTCAACGCCATGCTCAACGATCCGGCCAATTTACCGGCCATTTTGGCCGGATTCGGTCTGACAACTTCGTCGAATCCTGCTTTGAATAAATCGGCGGTCCCCATCATACCGACCCAGTGGTTGTTTCAGAATTTCTTCAACGATAATATGGCACTATTGTATGTGAATCTTCCTGACGCCGACGTGACATCACAGGTTTTGACCTACATGGAACTGCTCAAACCTTTGTTGCCTCCGCATGTATTTTTGATGCAGCAAGTTACGCTTAATTTTGCGGTAGATGTATACAATCAGTTGAACGACTGCATAATTATTCCAGGACTAGGCAACGTACCGTTCAATTCGGACGGATCGGATTCCGACGGGTTTATGGCCAATGAGGCCCCGTACTACTTTAAAGACTTACCTACTCGGTTGTTTGTGGTAGCAAAGGCTCCTTTGAAAGATGGAGAACCGCTGACGGACTCTTCAAATTTTGACGTGGTGAATCTTAACGCGGTAGATTCTGGACAGGCGTTGGTGAAGGCTGCTAAGGTGTTGACACACATCCCTACAGGGGCTACAACTCGCACGGTTAGAACCTTAAACATCATGGACTTCTCTTAAAGCTACCGTTATACTAAAAAATGATTATGAAATCTGAAATTGCTCTCCCCCAGGAAACATACACAGCTAAACTCAGAGGGTTCGTTAAGATTTGGAAAGTGCACAAGGTCACTGGTGAGAAGATTCTTGTGCTCGACAAAGATAATACCATTCTGAACTTGGGGGCAGGTCTGCTGGCCCGTCTACTTTCTGGTGCTTCAGGTAGTGGAATTAGCTCTTTTTACATCGGCTTCAATAATAACGATTCTTTCACGTATCCAACTATAGATGTTGCTTACAGCCAGCCATTTAATCAGCTCAGTGTGGCGGCAGGATTTGGATATCTCCGACTTCCGTTGTCATTCCCTCCAAGCTTTTTGTCGGATTCCGGGTACATAAACAACACAGTCATTTTCTCCACCATCATTGCCTCGGCCACTTCCTTTTACGGAAACGATTTCACGAGTGGAACCAGCAACCTTTATGAGTTGGCTTTGGTGGCGACTCCGACCAGCAATCCGAATGACGACATCCCGTACGCCCGTATTAACTTTAACCAAATTGAATACGATTCTTCTTACGCCCTAGCTATCTCTTGGGGTATTAAATTCCTCACAGTATCGTAATATGGCAACTACAACTAATTGGGTCCCGCAGGTTTCACTCGTCAAGGATGGAACCCCAGTAAGTGCATCGGTCGTTAATCCGATTCTCGCACAGTTGATCGCTCGTGAACAATATCTCTACGACCAATTTCAGAATGCCGTGGATTTGTCTGTGCTGACAGCTTTTGCTCAACCTATACACCCCACTGAAATCACCCAGATTGTTTCTGGTTCGCTTAACGCAGTTTACTTCGCCAGCGACAATACCGGTACCGGACTAAAGCGTGCTGTCGTGGGGTTTGTCACTGACCCCGCCACCACCACATTCACCGCAGCAAACTCGTCATACACTTTCGGTATTGTGTCCAACGTGTCCACTACAGGGAATGCAGATATTTGGTTGGAGGGGCTGATCAAGCTTCCGTTCCGTGTTGATGACCCTACCAATGGACTGCTTCAGCCTGTTTCAGTAGGAGTCACTGAGACTTTTCGAGTAGGACCGTACTATCTTTCTCAGATTACACCCGGTAAGGTCACGGCAAATCCTGGTGGATTGGCGGTGTTGGTTGGTTATGGTATTAGTCCGACTGAGTTTTTGCTGTGTCCGAACGTGGATCAGCTTTCAGCCCTGTTCCAGAACTATCGCTTCAACGTCTTGGATCGCCCTACAGCAGCTCCTGTGTTGACCAGTACAACTTGGACAATACCGAACTCTGATATGACTCGGCTGGGTTGGGTCGATATTACTTGGCTTCAGTCTAATAACCCATCCGCCATCGCAGCGATCACGGTACCCCCCGGTGCCAAATTCCTTTATAATGTTCCATCCGACTACACAACTGACAACGCTGATAACTCCGGAACAGATGGCGTAGCCAATGGTTCCACCACATTTACATCTTCATCTGCGAACTTTGGAGCTGGAATGGCGGGGGTTTCAATTGTTATTGCTTCTCGTGGAACCTATACCATCGAGACAGTTAATTCTGCCACTAGTATTGTGTTGAGTCACACTGTTGCGACAGGAACCGGGTTACATTATTCTATTGGTAGTTTGTTTCCTTACGAACAGGCTGAAGCTACCGAATTGGCTGCACTTATCCCTCCTAGCCCTGCCGATTTCAACACTTTGACAGTCAATGGCGTTGAACAGATTTTTAGAAATGTAGACGCTACAGATGGCATTTATTCTATTGATAACTACGGTATTTGGTGGTACAACGATCAAACAGGTACTCAGCCGTGGGCCGCAGACCTAGTTTCAGACTGGACTCCTTCTGACTGGATGACAACCGTAGTATCTGACGGTGAGCGAGCCCGTATTTTTCTACAGTTCGTTAGGTTCAACCCAGCTTTTAATCAGGTCTTCATTACTTCGTTGGCCCCATTCAACGACGGATCAACAAATAACTCGACTCCGTCTATTACGTTTGTCGATAAGAACACTGGTCTACCTGCTAGTGTTGGAGACTTGTTCCTCAAATTCAACCAGTCTTTCAACGCTGATGTAGTCGCTGTTTCAGGCAATAAAGCTTTAGGATCGATGGTATTTGATCCTGTTGCTGGTGTGTGGACCAGAACCACCGTTCCGGTGGTTTCGTCAATTACAGGAGCACCTGCGTCTGGTATTTTGGTCACGGAATCACCAGTGGGTTCAGGTCAATTTTTGGTGAGCTACCAGTCTCAGGGTGTGTCCGGGATGTGTTACGATGTCACGCCTCGGAATGCCGAGTTAGTTAATTTGGGGGGAAGTCTTCACAGCTATATTCGGTTGCCTTACAGCGCTCTACCTATTGATTATGGTTTGACTGGTAAGATTGTTTTGCCTAAATCATTTCCATATGGAAAGACGCTGTATATTGTTCTTCATGTTATTGGTTTATCGAATGTAGCCTCGGTTAACGTTAATGTTGGATTCAATCTGTCCTATAACGTCAGCACCGTATTGAATGGATTGGCACCTGCTTCGGTGGTTGCAGCTAATACAACTGTAGCTGGTGCAGTGCTTCCCAACGACACAGTTGTCGGAGTAGTCAATTTTGCGTTGCCTTCTGGATATCTGGCCCAACAAGCACTTAAATTTCAATCGACTTCTTTAGCCATACCTGCAGCCAATATCGGAGAAGACAGCATTGTCAACTTTTTGTTGACTCGCGATTTCTCTGGATCGAACTTATATTCTGGTGATATCGGAGTTCTCGCTACGTATTGGTCTTTGATTTAAATTTATGCCACAAATCGAGAGCTTGGAGTGGCTGAATCAGAACTCGCTGAGAAGTTATCCGATTCGAGATGGGCTTACGAGGCTGGATCAATCAGGTCAATTTGTCATACCTAATGACTTTATGGTAGACTTGTCGATTGCGACAGGTTCTGCCGTAGGTAACCGCTATTATGTATCCACAATAGTCAATCGGTTGACGTCTGTTGTGGTGACTATCTCGGATCAAGCCAGCGTGGTGGTGGGAACATTCACGGTACAGGCAGGTTCGTTTACCGAGTATCAAGTCATTCCGTTGGTTACATCTACCGGCTCTTATCAGGTTGCTACCGGTAAGCTCACGGTTGGAAGCCTACAGGGTATGCAACGATCTCCCACAGGTTCGTACAGTTTTACATTGACTACTGCTGAACTATTGTCCAGAACGATCATCGCAGCGGTGCAAGGCGTTTCGTCTATTACGTTTATTGATGACACCGGAGTCACTCAGACTCTGCAGGGTAACGTTACTATCATTGCCAGGACCAATTTAAGCTTTACCTACGATTCGGGTTCCAACACCTTAACATTGGATGCTGGTCAAGGTCTGGGATTAAATACCCAGTGCCAAGAGATAAATTACATCACTAGAATTAATGGTGTAACTCCTGACGGCAACGGCAACATATCTATCTTGGGTACGGGTTGCACCGGAGTATCAACTTCATCGGCTGCAACAATTTCAATTTCAGACACCTGCTGCGTCCCATGCTCGGGTTGTGAAGACTTGGCTACATTGACAGCAAGACTAACCCAGTTGGAAGACAATCTTGGCGATTTAAGAAGCTACTATCAGTGGCTTGATAGCCAGCAGAATTCAATTCTTTCAACTATTAATGCATCCGCGAACTGTTCATGCTAGATCACGATGGCAACTACATTAGAATACCAAACACTCAATTCGAGGATTTCCTACCCGTTTCTGGAGGGTCGTGAAGTAATTGCATCTCCGCAATTGTGGCCTGCCGACCTGGTTGATTTTCAATTCGTAGATTTGGTAGGTACGGTTAAGAGACTATTTATTAGCCGAATCGTTTCCGTGGCAAATACTTCGATTACGTTCTATTTTACTAACCCCGACAATTCAACCTTGACAGCAACTTTGGTAGTGGCAGCTGCTGATGCGGTAGATTGTATTGGCAACACTTCTCATAGTTTTGTAAGCAGTTCATCCGCAAATTATTCCTTGAAAATGGAGTTTGGACCTGGTGTTACAGGATTGATCTCTACCAGTTTTGATACAACCTACACTGTGGTTGAAACGGAATTTTCTCCTACAGTAATAACACCTTATAGTCCTACAGTTAAATCCCTGGTAGTTAACAATAATTATCCAATTGTTACGGCTCATACTTTCGAGGCAGGCACTACGGTGAATTTGATTCCTGGAGCCAATATCGACGCAGTGCTGGCTGCAGGACTTTCACTTGGTGTTATTCCTCGCGCAGGAAAAGGACTGTATACCAGTTGTCCGGAACTGGATTCGACTAAACTGGCTACACTGAATGGACGTGTTCCCGACAGTAATGGTAATATCGCTTTGCAGTTTGACGACAGCTATTCCGTAACATTGTTGAGTGAAGCTGATTTGACTTTATACGCCGATGTTCTTACTGCATATACGCCTTTTTCGATTCCGTACCAGTCCCCTAATACATTTGCTGCGCTATCTGTGGGACATTCATTCTTGGTTCAAAACAACTATCAAGCGAAGTGCGCTCCTGTTAATATGAACGCTTTCGCCGATTACATGGCGCGTGTTCAAGATGGTATGTTCGAGCTTTATGGAGCAGCTGTGGAATCTGACCACACATCAGGGGATTTTACTGCCACGTCAGCCGCTACTACGATTGCTGCGACTTTGTTTACATCAACACTTTCAGGCCAATCAGGATTCATAAAGTATTTTCATGAAGGCAAGACGATCACGATTCAATACTCTGGATCAACTCAGGTCACTACAATTGTGGAGGTGTTGGATGACTCTGACATTATTGTCGCTGACGCTTTGATAGGATCAGGTTCTGCTACTTTTTTGATAGCTGACGAAGGTATCTACAATACTCTCAATGATACTATCGTAGCTTACAACACCAGCGTTGAAGGTCTTGTGATTCCATACAGTATTATCCGTTACAATACCATGGAGGGTACGAACGAGTTAGGAGAATATGGAACTTTTGTCCCGATAAGTATCGGCATCGCCAACCCAACGGGTGACACCATTACCTACGAGGTAGATTTGGCTCTTTCAGGAACAGTAGAGATTATCCCTAACACTACTAAGATTCGCTATGGTGATGGCGTTATCCTTAACTCACTATCCGGAACTTTGAATTGTAAAGAAACCGCTGTTGTTGAAATAATTTTGTTTGTGCCTTGTGGTATGATTAGTGGAACCATTGGGGTAACTGTCAATCGGGATTGGCCTGGTGCCATATCCCCTTCTTTGATTAACGACGTGACTGTAGGTGGAAGACAGACGATTGCGGTGGAAAGCACGGATTGTGATTCGACCGATAACGATACAGTCACATTAGTAGCGTTGTCGGGAACACCGTTCATTTACAACATACCTGGATACACTACTGCGTTGGTAGTCTACGATACCACCACATTACCTTCCTGGATGACTGTAGACACGGCGATACCTCCAGCTACCTATAATTTGTCGGGAACACCGACCGAATCTACATCCACCAACTATTTGATTACTTCAAATATTTTGACTTCAACTGCTACGACACAGTTTAACATGCTTGTTAAGGTGGTGGCCGTTCCTGTAATCACACCTGAAACCGTTTCAGGTGGTGTAGGGGTGTTTTTCTTCTACCAGGTGTCTGCCACAAATTCTCCTACAAGTTGGAGTGCAACAAGTTTGCCTGCTGGTGTAACTATCGATACGGCTACAGGAGTGCTCAGCGGTGTTCCTACAACGGTTACAAATTATTCGACGGCTGTTACTGCAACAAATGCTGCAGGCTCTGACACCGAGACTATTACGATTGATATCGTTGCTTCTTTGATTGCCCCATCGATCACCAGTTCATTAACGACCATAGCAACCCAGGGTGATTCATTCACCTACACCATTACCGCCTCCCAACACCCTACGCGTTATGGTGTATCGGGATTACCTACAGGGTTGACATTGAATTCTTCTACGGGAGTAATCAGCGGGGTGCCGACAACTCATGGAGTTACTGATATTTTGATATCGGCGTCTAATGGGGCAGGAACCGATACCGAGACGCTAGTGCTGACCACTTCATTGATCGCTCCAGTTATCACGAGCCCTAACACTGCGGCTGTAGCGGAAGGTGCATTCTTTAGTTACACCATCACTGCAGCACATTCTCCGTCCAGCTTTTCAGCCAGTGGCTTACCAACCAATCTTAATGTTGATACCTTTACTGGGGTGATCAGTGGGATAGCATCTGAGTCTGGCGTATTTTCAGTGACGCTAGGTGCGACTAATACGGCAGGTACTGGGCCTGAAACGTTGACCTTAACGGTAGGATCGTCTTCACCGGTTATAACCAGTTCCTTGAGTGTATCTTTTTCTCAAGGAGGTTCAGTGGGTTACAACATTACGGCCACTAATGATCCCACAAGTTTTTCCACCGGCACACTTCCTGTAGGACTTGTCCTGGACGCAGCCACTGGTCATATTTCTGGGTCTGTATCAACCATCGGGGTATACAGCTTTGACATCACGGCCACTAACGCTTTTGGTTATGATACCCAACTATTATCGTTGTCAATTTCCGCAACTGTAGCTCCGGTGATAACAAGTGCTTCTACAGTCACGTTTAATCAAGGATTATCAAGTTCCTATCAGATCATAGCCTCTAACTATCCCACAAGCTACAGCTCTGGTACGTTGCCAACTGGGCTGTACCTCGATACCTCGTCGGGGCAGATTTATGGAATTCCTTCAGGGTTCGGAAGCTCTTCGGTATTGCTGACTGCAACCAACGCGATAGGGGCAGGAACCATGACGTTGACGATTACTGTCAACCAAGAGCCTCCAGTTATTGTGAGTTCGCCAGTAGCTACGGGTACAAATGGTCAATCGCTTTCATTCCAATTAGTTGCGTCCAATACCCCCACAGGTTATGGCTCAACCGGATTACCAAGTTGGGCGAGCCTAGATACTTCAACAGGTATCATAACTGGTATCGCCGCTTCAGGTACTACATCATGCACTGTAACGGCTACTAACGGAGCTGGAACAGGGACACAGGCACTATCGTTTATGATTCCGTGACCTCTTGACTAATGTGACATTGTATGGAATTGTAATACGTGGCCTCAAATCTCGATTTTCTTAACAAAAACCTGTATCGCCGTTATCCCTTTCAACAAGGGACTAGCTTATTGTCAAATAATGGGCTTGAGTTGCCAAATGATTTGATTGCATCGGTTTCACTAACTACTCAGCTGGCCACGAGCAATCTATTTGTTTCTCAGGCCACTCTTCGAAATGGTTATGTGTCAGTGACGGTTCAGCATTATGACGCTGAATCGGATGACTCTGTTGTAATTGGAACTTTTTCGGCACAGATTACACAGGATTTTCAGGCTGTCAGGCTGACGGCATTTGTACCTGGCGCTGACGGTTACATGGTGTTTGGTGGTGTGACCAATATCAGTAATTACGTAGGATTCTACTCATTAGCTTATACCGATGCAGTCCTGGAGCCTTCTGTCGTGTTTTGTTATGTTCGACCTCCTGTCACTAGTTTAATTTTGTCTAATATTATTCTGACTGGTAACGTTAATTTTGGGAATCTGATTAACGTTGTGGAAACCTCTACGGCAGCTCCTACGAACGTATTCAATTTTACGGTGCAAGATAATTCTTCCATATTGAGCCTAGCTGATTTTTCTTCCGAGTTTAGGAATTGCCCTACTCCAGAGATTCTGCAGATCAATAACGCAACTCCGTATCCTCATGACGCTACAATTGCGAATGATAGTAACATTTACCTGTTTGGAGTGGACCCTATTACGTTTATCCAGGATAGTACCGATGGAGCTATAAACATTATGACTCCTAACTTGGATTTGCCGATGCTCTGCAGCGACCAAACGCAAAAGTTACCACCAGTCAATCCCAACTTTTTGATTAATAGGGCTGCAGATAGTTTTGTTGGAGATTTGGCTTACTTTACGAAATCCCAGACTCCAGTAGTTGACTTTTTGGAAGCCACGGCGTCTGAATACAAGGTATGGCCGTCGTATATTTTGACTTACGTAGCAACCCTCACCAACCCGTCGAACGGCAGTCATACAATTTTTGATCCTTCCGTGGATACCCCGCTGCTATTGTCTGGACAGGCCGCAGCTATTTCCAGAATCCGGTTCCAGACTTCTACAGGCTCTATACAGGCCAACTTCTTGGTTGATTCAACATCAATTGCACCTAATACCAGGACAATTACATCGGAAGGTATTGTTCTGGTTCCTACTGCGGATAGCGCCTTTGTACCGTCATCTAAATTCTATGTTGATACAGCTTCCACTAGCGGTAGCCCTACCCTTATGATTACCATGTTCTACAACATCACCGAGAGTTAACTATGCGAAAAGATGTTGAACCACTGTGTTACGAAGACCACAAACAAAGGGATAGACCATGGTAACCGGCATTTTATCTTATCAAAACGAACTTGGAAGGACTCACTACCCTCTTCAGCCCAACACCAGTGTTATTAATAATTTGATTGTAGACGCAACACTCATACAATTTGATGGCTTTGTCCCCGTACTACAATCTATTTTGGTGTCTGCTACTGATTTGACGATCACGATCCAGTTTGATTTGCTCACTTTGTCATTCACGTATTTACAGTCTAGCTATACAGCTGGCGTTCGACATGTATCGATCTACGATAACCTAAACAGCTACAATAAACGTTATCTTGGTCGAATTGTTTTTGGCGATGGTGTGGTTGACCTTTGGAACAACAAGGTGAGCCAGCTTCTGACTTTTGGAGTTCCATTTATACCATCTGTGGTAAGATCGGTTCCGTCCACGGCGGGATTATTTTCACTACAGGGCAGATTTGGAACGATTGAATTGCTGGGTGATCCATCGATGGACAGTATGTTTTTTACAACGAATCCATCAGATAACTGGATTGCCTTCAACGGTGTGGGACACTTCAAGCTTCCAGATGCTCCTCCATCTCCTGCGCTCAAACTTCTGAATTTGGTGGCACCCGTAGACAACAATATCTTTCTGGGTAGCAATGACATTATCAAGGTATCGACTCAGGGCGGTGGAGGGCTTAGTATCAGTCTCGTGGGAAACACTTCAGTAGCGGCCGATTCCATAGCAACAACGATGTCTTCTTAATATGGCACAGAGTCAAATTATTGATTGGACCACAGAAAATGGTCGAAGAATGTATCCGCTACAAGAAAACAGTAGTAGAACATCTAACTTGGGTTATGTCCTTACCACAAACTTGTTGCTCGATCTCAACCTCTACATTCCTGGATATCCTCTGACCGATATGGTACAGCTGCTATCTATTTTGGTGTCGGGTAACGCAGTCACCTTTACATTCACGGGGTCCAATGTGTTCACGGTATCGGACAAGACTACTATTCAGTTTCCTTTCTACACTGGTAGAATCTCGAATGGAAGCTTCTTGGTCATAGGACAGGATATTCTTAACGTACCGTCTGGTACCCATATATTCACCACCTTACAGGTGGAACCCTCATTGGTCTACGAAATTAGTAATATGTGGGAAGGGGTGACTCAGGTTACGGTAGCCCCAGAGTATATATCTGGTACAGATGTAGTGCCGGTGTATCGGCCCTCGCTTCCGTTGACCCCACCAGGGGCTTCGTCTACATTCACAGGGGACATCACGTTCTACGAGGGTTACAATGTTAGGTTGAACGTCCGAGGTCAATTGATTGATCTGACTGTTGAGCAAGGATACGGTATCCCGTTACAATGTTCTGACCAGTTTATCGATCCCACCTTGACTGATTGTACCCACATTATCTCCTTTATTAACGGAGTAGGACCGGACAGTTCTGGTAAATTTACGCTGACTCAAGGGTTAAACGTAAATATTATCGACGGACAAGACACTACCAATTTTATTGACGCCATTGACATAGCTGCTTCAAACTCCGTCTTGGCTAACCCACACTCAATTTTTGTAGGACTCGATTTCGCCATGAGTGATCTCTGTAAACCTGTACCAACCTAATGAAACAACTTATCATTTCAAGTGTGGCCCAAATGGCTAAACTACTCGATAATCACCCTCGGTTACTCGACATCTCGGGGCTCACTCCTTTGCGGGGCCTGGCCCATTCCCTCAATAACCCTAAAAAGTCATGCGGTACATGCCAGGGCCGTCATAGTGGAATCAACTCATTTGCTAACGCTAGACCTCAGATTGAATCCGCACTAGCCAACCTAACGGTGGAAGATTGGCGTAGTATTAGGGTCATTTTGGGTATGGATAAGGTTTGTTGGTTCCAGAAATTGAATGGTAAACTGACCCAGCTATGCGTAGAATAACAGTATGGAGATACCTTCTAGCCAGAAACCAGGTTGTAACAGGACTATTCTTCGTCCTCGATTAAACGTACCGGAACCGGTTCCAGCATCCCCTATTGCAGAGTTTGGATTTCCTGGTATTCCGTTTGTACCAGCTACCCCACCGGTTCCTGTGTTTTCACAGGGAGAGACCATCGTTTACGATGCACAATTGTGCGTTGATGGAGCCCTTATCGCACCCACCGGCTGGGATATAAAATGCATTTTGAAGAAGAGTGAATTTGCAATCGAAGTGTTGTGGCAAGGTATACTCAATAACGGGTTATATTTCTCACCCAACACCAGTCAGTACCAAATCTGGATTCCTTCAGATGTAACTGCCGATCTTTTTGCCGGAACATATTTTATGGACGTCATTGCTAGTGAATTGATTGGAAGTGGAACAGGGGTCAAAGATCGTACAATTTTGCTCATCACTTTGCCCATCGGGATTCGTTACACTCCATCCAGCCCTCATCCGGATTCTGCCGATACTTGTTTGCCTGGTCGTCTTCCCAGAACTGGTGTTGAACCTACCTACCCGCTTCCTTTCAACCCTTTGCGTCCAATGTTGTAACCCCCTCCTGGGGAACATTTTGTTTACTGGTATAATATCTAAAGGTAAATGGTAACTTCTTGCCATCCCTAAAACATTATTCAGACTAACAAATATGACTCAAACGAAACGGGACCTCATCGTCCAAATTCTGCAAGGCACTGGTGCGCTGTCTCTCGGCGCGAATCTTCGAACTTATATCACACTGACCACGTCAGATCAGGAAGAACTTCGTGCCAAATACCTCGGCAAGGCGGATGATTCGGCAGTGATTGAACTTATTGTTCCGTTTTACGACGAGGCGTTTACCGAACTGGAATTGTCTGAGTTCGACACATTCATGCAGAGCCCCATTGGCGTCAAGATGATGAAGGTCTCTCCAGAACTTAACGCCAATGTTCTTAAGGCTTGCCAGGAGTGGGGTAACGCTATCGTCAAGGATTTGATGGGTGAGCTGCCTCCTCCAACCCAGGCGGACATTGAAAAGGCCATGAAAGAGATGGCTCTTTGTCACGGAGTCCCAGATGGCCCTCAGAATGGTACTGAACAGGAAGGCCATCAGAAGTGTCAGGAAGGTTGTAACCACGATCATCCTGATAAGGCGCAGTCTACCGCAGACTTGGTTTTGGTGAAATAGTTTCTGTTTGGTTGCTTGGTACTGGGAGGCGACCCCTCCCAGTACTTTGTATTGGTTTGTGGTATAGTACGTTGTAAGAAGTTATTAGCTTCTTATACCGTTGCGGAAGCCAATTGGTTTCCAGCAACCTCACTATTTTTTTCAGGGGTTTCCGGAGTCTTTTTTTCTAGCTCTTCGGGTCTTTCCCTGGTGACTAATTCTGGCCAAAATTCGGTGGCTATGTCAGCCAGCATATATTCGTAGCTGGGGTGTACAAACGCCTTGGCGATGCCCAGTTCCATAAGGTGTTCTTTAAGCTTGAACACGAAGTTTCCTTTTTGGAAATTTTGGTATGTCATGATGACAGTGTGGCAGGTCTGATCTCGATTGATCTCTACATGAAGCTGCATCTTCCCTTTAAATGGTGACACCACTTTCAACAAATTGAGAGTGAAGTCCGTAATCCTAATATCTTGAGGTGAATGGGTCACGTAATATCCATCCGAACGTAGCTGGTAATTTTTACCACCTATATCACGGCATTCTTTCCTGAGCGACAACCAGTCGTTCTGAAAGGATGTCCCCACGTTGTTCTCTAGGGTGTTTAGCTGGTTTTTACTTAGCTTATAGAGGTTTTCCTTTATGTAATCCTCCATTCCACGCTCCTTGATGATCTCGGCAGGATTCCGGGCGAATTCGATCCTAGGGGTGACCCATAGTTGCATACATTTAGCAGGAGACAGTTCCGGGTCAATAACAACAGGGTGTTCCAGAAATGATCGAGCGTGAGGTGACCAGACCAGTCCTTTTTTGATGGCCAGGTGATTAAGGTCTTCTACGACCGGAGCGTTCAGGTCCCCATACCAACCCATTGGGATATTAGGGTCCATGCAGTATACTAGCTCCCGTTCGTTGGGAGCCTCAGGGTGGCATGCCTCAAGTGAAAATAAAATACCCTTGGCTGTCCAACTAGGAACCAGTAAGTTGCGTTGGTAGTAATAGTCCTTAGGGAATGTTAGATCGGGGTAGTCCTGGTAGACACTATCAGAGATCGATCCAAATCCGTTATCAGGACATCCTTTGCATCCTCGGGTAATGAGCCAGTCTTTAAGGGTACATCTACGGGTAAATGGTACCAACCCTGGAATATTGTAATGTGTAACAAATTCGTTCATGTGTTTTTGGGCTATATCGAAAACGTTGCTAACAAGTTCATATCGATGAATATTTTCTCGATAAGCTTCATCAGCCTTTTTATTGTACACGATTGGCGTATCGAGACATTCAGGGTGCTGTTGGGTTACATATTGATACAGCGTAGGCCAGTGATGGGTTCTAGTCCGATCAAGAAGACAACCCGCATATTCTCCACCGTTTCTAAAATAAGCTATCCACCCCAAATAGTCATGTCTACGATAGTAGTAGTTGTCGTCCTTCTGCAGTTTCAAAAATCTTTCCAGGTTGACCCTACTGATGAATTCCGTTATCCTCATGGAACGAATATAAGAGGGTAATCGCCCGCGAGTCAATGCCTTTTAACCAAACTACATGAAAACAAAATACGAACAGTCTTCCGACTTCAGCGGTGCTGAAATTTACAATTTTCTCAAATCCGCTTCCTCGGTACCGGATTACGTACAGGACGCACCTGTAGACGACAGCGAGACCCTTCAGACCCTTCCAAAGGAAGCCTTTGCTGACTCTGGACGTAAGACTTATCCGATCAATACTCCAGCCCGTACATTTGTTTCCAACGTCTATTTTGTACAGAAGCGTGCAGGTCTGGAGAAACTTCATGGCAAGGGCTATGTTGAACGCCTTGAAGCCAAGATCAAACAGGCAGCCGATATTTTCGGGATCAGTCCTGATTTGGTAGCGTATTCTGCCGAGTTGAATCAGAAGCAAGCCTCTGACTACCAGTTAAAGTACGCCAGCGCTACGGACCTAGACGGCACCGTACTGGAGTTGTTCCCGTACAAGACGGCTGCTGACCTCACGTTGGCAGCCCAACAGTTTGCTACTAATACCCAGAGTTTTCCTATGGTAGCTCGTGCGAAGATCGCCGAGGACCTGGTCAAGGCTTCTAAAGAGATGGGGATCGACGAGATTCCCGACTTGGTAGCCAAGTACGCTTCAATGTGCTTTTCCACTCCTGAGATCGTAAAGGCTGAGCTGAGACGTCGTCAGCCTCGTCTCAAGACTGCGGAAGCCAAAGACCTTTATCTGGGTGAATTGTCTAAGCTCGCCAGTCAGATCGATAGTAATGAAGATGTCATGAAGATTGCTGAGGTGTGCTTTTACACCGAGAAGAATCAAGGTCTTTGGGATCATCCTGACACTGCCCGGTTCTTGGGAGACCCAGTTGATCGTTTCTTTACCATTACCGCAGAGAAAGTCGCCCAACTCACTGATGTGATTGAAGCCGGTGGCCAAAATTATCGTGTAACCGACCTTCAAAAGGTAAGCGCCGAACATTATCGTCAGGCGTTCGGTATTGAAGTAGACCCGATGGACAAACAAGCTCTAGCTGACCTCATGCCTACGATGCCTCGTTCTGACGTAGCGTTGCTCCGTGAGTTGTCAGGACTAAAATCAATTTAGCTCACCTACCACGTGTAGGAGGAGTTCCCGAGACCGTCTAGCTGGCGGTCTCCGCCCTTTAAACAACACCCGTCACGCTTCCCACGATCAGCGCACCAGACGGGTTTTTTGTGCCAAAAAATATGAATCAAACTAAACGTCTCAAAGACCCGGTTTACAATAAATTTCTTAAGGCTGTAGAATTTGAGCTAGATAGAATTTCCACTAAGAAATATGAAATAAAAAGCCTTCATGAAGGCTATGCACTTCTCCTTGAAGAAGTTGATGAGGTAAAAGATATCACGTGGGCACGCGCGTCCAATAGATCACTTGCCCACCTGGATGAAGAGCTTGCACAGGTCATCGCCATTGCACTCTGTATCCATAAAGACATTGTCATGAAGAAAAATAACCGATGAGTATAATTCAAAAATTTAGATACCGAGCCTACTACTGGTATAAACGCATTGTGCAGGCCTTGGGTCTGTGTCACAGGTGTGGAAACACTTTAAACTGGACATCGTCGGGCAAGCCCATCTGCCCTTGGTGTGGTAACTGACATGGGTGGTAACGCTATAAAACAGTTTGGCTACGAAGGCAAGCGGTTGAATAGAGAAGAGTATTGGGAGTTGGTTGGCAAGGTCCGGAGTATCCTGACCACCGCATTACCTGCAGGTACTCGGCTGGACGTCATCCCTTCCTATCATGCCAAGGAAACATTCGGTGATCTCGATATGCTGGTCAGCAGCGTCCCGTACATCGATTATAGAAGGTTGGTTCAGGAGACGTTTCATACTGACCAGGTCCACTCCAACAACAATACTCATAGTTTTCCTGTGGATGGGTTTCAGGTTGATGTCATTGTTGTAGACCCTAAGATTTTTACCGCAGCCTACACGTATTTTTCGTGGAATGACTGCGGTAATCTGTGTGGTCGCGTGTACCACGGTTTTGGTCTTAAGTATGGTCACGAAGGACTTCAATACGTCATCCGAGAGAGAACCGTGGGGTTGTCCGATTCACTCAACAGTGCAGTCCTGGACACGGTCACGTTATCGAGAGACCCAAAGGAAATTCTGACATTCGGAGGGTTTTCTTTTGCCAAGTTCAATAAAGGGTTCACGACTCTCGAAGAAATGTTTGATTGGGTGGCCAGCTCGAAGTACTTCAACGCCGATCAGTATAACCTGGATAAGTTGAATCATATCAATCGTACCAGGAATCGGAAGCGAACCAGCTACATGCATTTTATCCAATGGCTTGAGAGCAATAAGCATAAGTACAGGAAGTTTGCTTATCTTGATGACCCGTTGGTCTATCTGCCTAGGATTACCAGGGGTTTTCCGCAACTGGCAGGCAAGTTGATCGAAGCCAAGCTCCAATGCGAGGACCGCCGTTACCAGAAAACGAAGTTTAATGGGGACTGCGTGAAAGCTTGGGCGATGCAAAGTTGCAGTACAGAAATTCTTCCTCACCGGGTAGGTGAGCTAATCAGTGAGTTCAAGAAGGAAGTAGTCGAAGTCTTTGGAGACGGAGATTTCGATCAGTGGGTAAAGATTTATACCCCCGAGTTCATTAAGGACTCGTTTATTAAGTGGTTCCGTGGCGCTCCAATGAAATAGCCACAACAAACAAAGAGATGGGACGTTTCCCATCAAACAACACAACATTACCATACATTATATGTCTAATAACAATAGTCACTACATCAGCCCAGTTCATATGCTTCGTCAGCTCGGTAACAAAGTTCGGGTCATCCACTACCGCATATCCCGTAAGAAGTCTATGCGGCGTAGACTCCTTATCCCCAGTTACAATGCCACCAACGATGAATTTTATCCTAAAGGTGGCCTTACAGTAGTTTCAATTATGACTCCCCAAGGTATTGAAGCCGAGGGTCATGCTCATTGTGATAACGTCGATCCCTATAACCGTAAGGTCGGAGTTAAGCTCGCGGTGGAACGTGCCCTCGAAGTCATCGCCAAGGCCAAACCTCAGGGCGAAACTCTCGTCGGGGATATCAACCAGGTGACCACCGGTAATCTTCCGGCTCCCGCAACCAACATCGCCTAATGCCATTCGCATACGACAACTCTCCCGATAAGCGGAGTGTAGGGACAGAGCTAATTGAGCAGATCAAGGAGTTGGTTTCACATCCCGAAAACTGCGATAAGAATCATTGGAATATATTGACGTTGCCTGGGAATGACTGGCAATGGGAGAAAGAGTTTTATGAGAAGATTTCTCCTGTCTCAAAAGCTTCATTTCGTTTGGAAGCTTTTGAGTATAACCATGCGACTTACAAAAATTGTGTAGGTAGTATTCAAGGGAAGATCGGGGCACCTGCTTACGACTGGCTGAACATCGATTATAAGTTTGGTAACGTATGGGATCATCTTATTGAGTCTCCTGCCAATATAGTCTATCTTGACTTGTGTGGTGGGTGGTATCCTGAGTCACTATGCACGTTAAGGGCGTTTGTGCACGAACACCGCGACCGTCTTCATTGCTTGATTGTTACGTTCGCAGAACGGGCTCGTCACAGTGGACATGCCTCGCAGCATACTCCCGAATATGAAGCTTTTCATGACCGAGTAGCTAAGGAAGAGGAAGAGCTAGGGAAGGGCCGTCGTAGTGAAATCATGCGGAAAATGTTCTTGGAGATTATCCAGGAGTATTACCCTGAAGGCTACCAGGAAACATTTTACTGCCGTTATTCGAACGAAGGTTCTAAGAATTTTATGGTAACGATGGGGGTTAATTTAAGTGGTATCGAATTGGATCGGACCTACTTCGTAGATCGAATCGAAGAGAAGAAAAAGGGTCAACCTAAGATCACGAAATTTGGGCCTACCGAGCCTACTAATAAAGCCCAGCGTAGTTTGGCTCAACGAATGATCCTGGAGAAGTTCTCTGATAAGGAAGTTATGGAGGCCGCTGGAATTAATCGGGGTCAGCTGGCTGGCGCGAAGGCTGTCTTGAAGAAAGCTTCCAACAGAGAGATGGCTCGTATTCTCAAGGACAACAAGGACGTTCAAACGTTAGTGGAATCGGCAGCATTAGTTATGCCTGACGAGGTTGTGAAAACTAAGTTGAATGACGATACGTTGCTCCGTAGTCTTGGAGAAACTTTTGGTACAGCTAAGTTTACCGAGCTTGAATTCTTGCTACACGCTAAAGCGCATTTTGCGTTTCAGCATTACAAGGAGGAGAATTGGATTGAACCTATTCCTGGGTACGAAAGTTCTTTCCGGTTGACTGCGAAGTATATCAAAGAGATCGGTATTCCGTTGGCGGATAAAACCCGGTCAAAGCTGGAAGCCGTAACAACATTGAGACGATGAGAAAAAAGAAATCCGAGAAAAAGTTGGAAGTGGTGCAGGAGGATGCAGGATTGCATCCCTCCCACCTGAACGATATGGAGATTGTCTCCTACGCTCTCAATGCACCAGGCTCTACAACCATATTGGTACCAGAAGCATCCAATATGCTGGACGCTTCTGTAGAGGGTGACATCATCAAGATTTGGTTCCTGATCAACAAGGGGTATGACTGTCAACCTATGACTTTCAGCGTTCTGGAGGCTGGGGAAGTACCTCCGTGGATGGCGAGAGACCCTGATGGTGGTGGCACCCCTCAGGTGAAGCTGAAGGTGTTGTTTACCCGGAGTCTTAAGGTGGGGATTTACCGATATTTTGTATTCGAACATTATGGCCAAAATTAAAATTCCGAAACCTGTATTTAAGCGATCCCCTAAGGAGACTGGGCTGGCTCGTGTATGTGCTCCTCCTCGTAATGGCAATGTAAGAGAGAAAGATATTCAGGTGGGTTATCTTCATTACGACGGTAAGTGGTGGGGTAATAGTAACGCAACAGGCAAGTGGTGCTTCAGGATTTATAACAACCCATCGCACATCGTGTTTAATACTGGACACGACGATTATAAAGAGGCCGTGCAATGGGTAAAGAATAACTGGGCCGAACTTAGACTTAAAAGCGAAAGGATTCGAAATGCAAATAGTACAGAATGCGCTGTGGTTGGTAAAGAAACGGCAAATACTGATCAGTGCGTACCGGCATGATTATGTGACCGCTGAGGTAGACGGTAAGGATATCATGCTTGACGGCGGCACCGCCTACTTTAAGTGTAGTGGGCCTATTGAGGAACTGATACAGGATGGTAAGGTTATCGATCTTAGGCTCACTGACGAGAGCCCTGAGGATGAGATCAAACATAAGATTATTTGGGGTACCCATGGCAAGGACGGTAAGTTGGCCGAAACCCGGTGGGTATTCCTGAAGAACTGTGATGATGCCCATCTTGAGAAAATTCTGCAATTCCCTTATCTATGTAAGATTCGGAAACGTGCAATCAACCAAATACTTGAAGATAGAAAAAATGGAAACATTCCAAAAATTCCGACTGACGGGTAAAGAACTAGCTAGAATATTGATCGCCCATATTGAAAGCCAGGACAGTAAAGCTGCCATCGACCCACGTAGTTTAATTACGATTGAAGTAGATGATGTGACGTTGGGCGGCAACTCGGTGATCGACGTGATTTTTGATCGTCCAAAGGTGCGTCATGGCCGTTGATCAAGAAATCCTGTTTCAGCGTAGTAAGGACTACGCTGACGCTAAAGCTGCGGCAGAACTGACTTTAGTCCATGGGTTATCCCTAGAACCTACGAAGGCTAGTTTCCTACTGGAAGCAATCATGGATGTTGTAATTGCTAAAATTGAACTTAACAAAGCTAATGTGGAGATGAAGAAATGACAGACCTTGCAACATTGCCAGCTGATCTGGCTCCTGAAGTCGAGAACATAGAACAGAATCTAACGAAATTCAAGTCGTTGGCCACCATCCAGCGAATCGTGGCACTTGATCCTATCGATAACGCCGATAGCCTTGAATGCGCTCAGATTCTTGGATGGCATGTGGTAGTCAAAAAAGGCGAGTTCAAGGCAGGGGACTTGGTGGTTTATGTCGTGGTAGGGTCCATCCTACCAGACCGTGCCGAGTTTGAGTTTATGAAGGCCAGGGATTTTCGAGTCAAGACGATCAAACTTCGTGGTCAGATTAGCCAGGGAATTGCGTTTCCATTATCTATTTTACCTGAATCTTTTACTGCTGGGAATGCTTCCATAAGTAATGATAAATGGTTAACGTGGGAAGGGGAGGACGTAACAGAAGTTCTTAACGTCAGGAAATACATGCCTCCCGAGACTGGTCAGTGCAAGATCAGGTCGCACGTCCGTAAGGGTCGTGTAGAGAACTGGCCCAGCTTCCTCCAGAAGACCGATGAGGAACGTATCCAGAATTGCTACGGAGTCATCCAGAACTACCTCGGTAAGGAGTTCTATACTTCCGAGAAACTTGATGGACAGTCCTGTACTATGTATTTCAAGGACAACGAGTTTGGTGTTTGCAGCCGTAACTTTGATCTTGAACCCGATCCGGGTGAACCGTTCTGGTCAACTGCTATTGAGATCGACGCTGAAGCGAAGCTCCGGAGAGCCTTTACCGAGAATTACAGCACCGAGTACGCTGTACAGGGTGAACGTGTTGGACCTGGTGTTCAGGGTAATAAGTTGAAGCTGGATAAGGTAAGATTCTTTGCTTTTAACGTGTTCAACATTACTGCAGGTAAGTACCTAGACTACACAGCTTTCAAAAGTTTTTGTAGCTTATTTGGGTTCGACACCGTACCGCTCGACCCTCCATTTGTGTTGAACCATACTGTGGATGAACTCGTGGGGATGTCTACCATTAAAAGCTCCCTCAACAGGGATGTCTGGATTGAAGGTAAAGTATTTCGACCCACTGTCGAGTCATTCGAGCGTAAGCTCGGTCGGGTTTCTTTCAAGGTGATTAATCCAGAATTTAGTCTTCGATTTGAGGAATAATATGATAAAATAGTTGATTAACTGCTGAGTATCAGTTAAGATTATCATATGAAGATATACGCGATTAAAAATCGAGTTAATGGTAAAATTTATGTCGGGCTCACGACTCGTTCTATCGAAAAAAGGTGGAAAGAACATGTGAGTAATTACCGTAAATTAAATTTTGCATTGTACCGTGCCTTTAGAAAATATGGCGTAGAAAATTTTTCAATTGAAGAGTTGGAAAATGTTGATACGTTGGAAGAACTTGTTAAAAGAGAGACGGAATGGATTACTCAATTGGACACAATGAACCCATTGAAGGGTTACAACATGTTGTGGCAGGACGACCATATCAAGTTTTTTAATGACGAGGTGTGTAAGAGTATTTCTAAAGGTGTGAAGCGTTTTCATAGTGGTAGGTCACCAGCAGACAAGCTGTTATTTTACACCGCGACTACGAAAGCGAGAAGAGGTAGAAAAACTTCTAATCATCGTAAGTATGTAGGTGTGTATCAACCGAAGTCAGGGATTAATTCCTATACGTGTGAAATAACCCACAATAAGAAGAAATATACCAAGAACTTTAGATACGAGGAACAAGCTGCAGAAGCTTACGACCGCATGGCTTTGTACTTGTATGGAGAAGACGCAAAACTTAACTTCGAAGTGAAGCGCTCTTCGTATTTGTTAGAAAATCTTGAAGAGTTTGCTGATTTTTTCGCCACTCCAACAAAATCAGGTGTTAGGCCTACTAAGTATTACCGATATTCTGAACTATTGGAAGAGAATAAGATAATCGCGAAGAGTAATGTAATGGACTTCATAAATATCCGTACTAAAGAACAACTGGTAGAAAATATAGAACTGTTCCTCAACCCCACGTTTAATCGTGATGGAACTTTGATCAAATATAACTTAAATTAAAATATGGCGAATAAATCATACAGTCCCACACCCTCACAATATCTGATTATTGTTAACGAGAAGAATCACACCTCAACTCCCCTCAATGATTGGACCGAGGCGCTTGAAAAAGCTAAGGATATTGCATCTGAATATGGAGATGAAGTAACAGTCCAGATCGCACAGGTAAAGAAAACTGTCCAGGTCAAGTTTCCTCCAGCGAAGTATATTTTTAAGGAACCCTAATGGACAGCAATAAGGTTTTTCTGGCTAATCTCCAGAAGGCTAACAATCTTTCCAACCAGGAGGTGGGTGAATTGCTCAGGCGATTCCCTATGCCTCCTGGGGAGGAGATTTCACAAGGATTGGCTGACCGGATGGCTGGCCAAGACCTAGTAGATCAAACCCTTGACCCATTCAATTATGCCCTCTAAAAACCCCAACGGATACAAGATACAGACTGCAATAGGCTGCGATTGGGAAGACCTAGTCGATAGCGACACTAAGGAACCAGAAATATATCCTACCAGAAAGGTCGCTAACGATGATGTCAAAGATATGCGTCAGAGCCTAGATGGTACTAGGGGCCAGTTTAGGGTGGTATCAGTGGATCAAGATCGGGCTGAACGTAGTCGAGGCAACCGTATGATTGGAACTGTATGTCATGCCCTCGGAATTTAAACTTAAGGGTCGTGGTCACTGCCCAAGAGTTCAGGTTGATGACCTAACAGAAGCCAGGCTATTGGATTTAAAAATTCAGCATGAAGAGATTACAGACTTGATTCCTTCCCGATGGGGAGGAAAAGGTCCTGGGACGTATCGATATTTTTCAAAGCGCGTCGTGTTTCCTAGGGAGGAGGTCGTCAGGTTGGGGCTGGTTGACAAGATCGTTAGTGAGGGCTAACCTAATGTATGTTCACCGCTCAATGTTTTAAAGACCCTGAGGCCCCCGCCGCTGCCCTATTGGTATCATTGGTCCGCACTTATGGTACTGCAGCGTTTCAGTGGGAGCCTGAGCTAGTGCGACAGCAAATCAAAGAAGATTACGGAGTGGCGATGACCGCTCTCAACAGCGATAAACTTCAGGCCGCAATCCACGTATTGACAGATCATCAGTTTGAATCTGATTGGTTAGTATTTCAAAATATTTGCCATCAGTTTAGTAATGTTCCAGACAGTTTCGAAGATTTCGAACCTCTGGACCCTGAAGAAATCATTTTCGGACTCGCTCAGGCTATTTTGTTGCTCAATGGCCCCATCCAGTTCCATGACACAATTAGAGCCTACGTAGGACAGATATTTTTCAACCATGGATTTTCTAGTCCTCCGACTATGTTTCCGTCAGCGATAATGCCTGTCTGTCCTCCTAGTGACGATAGTGAGAAGAACAAAACGTTGGAAGAGTTGTTCCACTTCCATCTTAATCGTACCACCGATTATCTTGATCAATTGAGTTAATCGGATAACCCTTAACAAAGGAGATAGTTATGACATTTATTTGTCGCAGCATAGCACTAGTGTGCTTACTTACAGCAACTGTGTTTACCACACCAGTTAGTAACCAAGATGCACAAGCATATCCAGCCAACACGAAACGGGTAGAACCTATCGTGATAACCACTAAGGACTTGGCTGACGCCCACATGTCCATTAAACAACCGACACCAGCTCCTAAGAACCGTGTGCTGGCTCGCATCACGTACTATACGAAGGACGAGGATTACTACTCATCTCGTGGACAAACCTCCACAGGTGAACCCCTGCGTAGCGGTGTGTGTGCGGTAAACCCCGACAAGATTCCCTTCTACAAGCACGTACACGTAGAAGGCATTGGTACCTTCAGGGCACTCGACAGCGGAAGCGCTGTGGTGTCACGAAAAGCTGCCAGAGAAGCCGCCAGAACCAAAGCAGAACACAATGCGCTGGTGGTGGATATTTACTGCCGTTCTCAACGAGAGGCTGCCAGGATGGAGGCTAATAACCCCCTGTATGCCTACATCGCCTGGGATTAACTACAATTTACAACTATGTTCAATCCATTACGTATAAAAGTTAAGATTAATCCTACTGAAGTTCATAAATGCTTATTGATTGAGGAAACGAAGGAAAAATACGGGTATTCTCTTTACGACCTTTCAAAGAGTTCCCATTTCCCAGTGTTGGTGAAGTGCTCATTTTGTCGGGAAGTGAAGGAAACATCTCACTGGGCTATCGCAAAAATTAAACGAAAGAATAAGAATTTTTCGCTAGATTCTTTTTGTTGTGTTGAATGCAAGCCTTCTAAAATGAAAGAGATATGTGGTAACCGTACGAAAGAACAGTATCATCTTCAAACCTCGCGTCGAGAGTCTACTTTGATGGAACGATACGGGGTTGTTAATCCAATTAAGGCCCCTGGTGTGCTATCTAAACGGGACGAGACCGTTAAAGGTAGGTACGGAGTTGAAAATGTTTTTGCGCTCTTAGAGATCAAGGATAAAATTAAGGCCCATAACCTTCGCACCTACGGAGTAGAATTTTATACACAGTCTCAAGAATACCTCAATAAGACACGAGAAACAAGTTTAGCTAAAAGAGGTGTAACACACCCTTCTCAAGACCCTGCAGTTAAGGAGAAGCTGCGCATAACTTTCATGGGCAAATATGGAACTTGTTGGCCTAACAACACTCATGGTAAGACGCAGGGAGAGATTCAAACTTGGTTAAATCAATTCGGTTATAATTTTCAGCCGAATCACCGTATTTTGGAAGGTAGGGAAATTGACCTGTATGAAGACTCTCTTAAATTGGGTATTGAGTATTGTGGGCTGTATTGGCATACAGAAGATTCTTTAACCCCGAGATTAAAAAATTATCATAGCGATAAACGGTTGAAGTGTTTGGCTAATGGCGTTCGTCTCATAACAATTTTTGAGGATGAATGGTCTCATCGGAATGATCAGTGTAAAAATATGTTGAGATCAATCGTCAATAGGAACAGCGTTTCTTATTTTGCTCGAAAATGTGAAATTCATCAATTATCCATTATCGACGGACGTAAATTTTTTGACGCACACCATATCCAAGGGGCTAATCATTTAGGGTTTATTTACTTGGGAGCATTTTATTCGGGGGATTTAGTCGCGGCCATGAGTCTTGGCCGACATCCACGAAAAGAAAATATTGTTACGCTGGACAGGTTTTGTGTTAAGTCCAATCATAGTGTTGTCGGGGCTGCATCTAAAATGTTTAAGCAGTTGTTGACCTATACAGATGCTCCTCAGTTATTAAGTTGGAGTGATAACCGCTGGAGCGAGGGGAATGTGTATGAAAAACTTGGCTTTAAGCTAACTCGTGAGCTACCTCCAGACTATAGTTACATTAAGTTTGACGGGAAATTACAGAGATTATCCAAACAATCACAACGTAAGAGTGCTACTGGTTGTCCGGAGAACTTAACAGAACTGCAATGGGCAAACCTGCGGGAGCTACATCGTATATGGGATTGCGGCAAGAAGCTGTGGGTCTATACTCGTTAGTCGTTTGGATCACCCCGGTACGAATCTGCATCGCTAGACGGTGCATTCAGACAGGGGTCTCCCATCTCCATCAACATGCTCATCAAGGCATACAGGAGCGCATGGGCAAAATCGTCGGTTTTGCCCGATTTCTTTCGGTAATACATTTCTTGGCGTTCAGAGACCTCTTTGACTTCGATGAACACATTGAGAATATCTTGGAAGGCATCGCCCATGTCCTCAATCCTGGGGAATCTGATACGACCTGACTTCAACCACTGAAATAAAATGGTAAAGCAATCTGATCGATGTAAACACCATCTCAGTTGGGTCCAATCAAAAGCCCCAGCAGGTTCGTTCCAGCTTTGAATGACTCGACCGTGTTCATACCTAACAAGGTTGATACGGCCAGGATCAGTCATTCTGCCGAGTTCGATGCCTCGCTGGGGGTCAGGGCCTGAGTCAACCGCCATCTTGGCCCTGAGGTTATTGGACATCTTTGCGATTTCTTTGATCTGATCTTTGTAGTCGAAGTCTTGAAACACTTTTGCGAAGACACAGTCGATCATACCGTTTTCCTGGACTGCCAACATACAGGTAGCGGTTCGGGAAGTAACGTTGGAAACACCCCAGTCAGCACCTCCGGTGTAGGCGAGATACTTTTTACGATTGTCTTCGACGATCTTGAGACGGCCCTTGTCATCCCGGATAGGCCCGAGAGTGCAGAGTCTGCGGAGTTCTTCTTCGGTGATAGGCTTCGAGCCAATGTCATACGAGATACCAAGATTCTCATTGAAGATTTGCGCGACACTTCGGTCACCCTTTGCAACAGTCAGGTAAAACTCTTTCCATTCTTTTCTACCTTCTTCGGTACTGACATCGTTGAAGTGAGGCAGCATTGGCTGAGCCAGATGGTACCCGACATAATCCTTGTTCTGGGGTCGGAATGACACCCATTCACCTTCACGGGTATTGATGAGCCTTCCACATTTGGGACACGCATACCCAGCAGGGGTAAGCATCTTGAGAGGCTCATTGTCAAGGGTTAGGGTATTCCAGTGGCCGCAACCGCATCGAGTAGCCCATTCTAGCTGGTTGCTCTTGAGCCACAGGGTCTCAATCGTGTTGTCGGTCGTGAGAGGTGTTCCTGCGAACATAAGCCTCTTGTACTTCGACATACGAAAACACTCATTGATAATCGGCAACGTCTTGTCGTCGATATTCTGAATCTCATCATAGATGATATGGTCTACAGCTGGTCCGCGAAGTCGTGTCGCGTCATCACTGCAGTAACGAAAGAGACAGGCGGAGCCTGAATCTTGTAGAATTTTTTCAAACACGTCATTCTTTGTCCATTTTCTGAACAACTGCTTTACTCTTCTACTACTGAATCGTGGATTAACATAATTCTGCGAAAAATATTTTACCGATAATTCTTGTGGGCCTACGTACAACATATTGTACTTTTGCCATCTCATCATATTCAGACATATAAAGTTACTTAACAGTGTAGACTTCAATGTTTTACGACTACATTTCAATAACAATCGCTGAGGAATGTGATCGTAAATCGGGCGCATCATTGGGAAGCCATCGAGGTTCTGAAGTTGGCCTCCGTTGTCTTCCAGATAGTTTTCAATAAAATATGTTGCAGGCAACACGCTTAACGCCAGCTGTGCCGCTACAAATTGTGCTTCAGGATCGCCTGTAGCCAGCAGTTTTTCTGACTGCTCAATAATGTCACTATGATTCACAACAATAA